TTATTTGATTGCCGGTGCCGCTTTTACTGCCGGAGCCTTGGCATGATGTTTGGTTTTATGATGCTGCTTTTTGACTACCTTAGTTTGAACCGCTTGCGGAGCAGCAGCCTTGGCTGGGGTCGCTGCCATGGTGAAGCCAGAGGTCAGGGCGAAAACTGCAGCTACTGCCAGGGGGATAATCTTTTTCATGGTCACTTTCCTCATTAGGGTGATGGAGCCGCTCTCCATGACTTCATCCTATGATGGTAACTGACCATCTTCAGTGAGTTGTTGGTGACCGAATGTATCCAAATGTACAAATCCCTCCTGCGTCTAACCTCCCCTCACATCGACAAGATGTTCGACCAGGGTTTGATTACCTTCACTGACGCCGGGGACCAGCTGTGTACCGAGCCCCGCATCGATCAAGCCTTACTGCAGTGGGGCGTTGCGCGGCCTCTGAACGTCGGCCCTTTCAGCCCCAAGCAGGCCGCATTCCTAGAATTCCACCGTGACACGATTTTCAGATCCTCTCCCGTCACATCTGCCTGACACTCCCTATCCTGAGCGGGCGCTTCTCTCCCGCTCTACCCCCACGACAACCCCCTTCAATCTGTGATCCCCTCCTGACTTACTTCTCATTTTGCTCAACAACCAGAACCATTTGAGATACGATTGCCGCACGGTGTCCAAGCTCCATGCAAGGCCTACCTATGACAAGGAACCGTCATCTGATCACTGGTCAAAAGCAGCATTTGGGGGCTGTAACCTAGGGGCGGTAGCTATGATAGATGTGGCTTTATACAAGAAATACCTCTCGGAGAACTCGACATTAGATGAAAACATGGGCCTTTTACAAAGAAGGCGAGACATGGCATCGGATCGGAATCAATGCAGCTCTTGCCAGAGAAAAAGAAGCGCCTGGGTTATGGCAAAGGCGTACCTATTACAGTACGCATTCCCCAGAACACATTCGCTTGCGAATGAATATCAGGAGAAGCTCAAAAGGAAATTATTCTTTTGCATATAATCCTGGTTAAGATGATGAAATAGAAAGGCTTGGTGGTGGAGAATCTCTAGCCCATTACCTTTATAAAATAGCAATAAGCGAACTAAAATACACGACGCTAAAAATAAAAAACCTTGAGAATGACATCATAATAAATATCATTGATTCTCAGACAGAAAAGCATGTCTTTATTGATGGGCGTGATTACTATATAGATGTATATTTAAAGTTTTATTCACCATCCAAATATCAACTTAAATGGGGTGGTGAATTGGGCATTGAAGTTCACAATACCAACCCAGTAACAGGTCAAAAGCTAAGAGATCTACAAGCAATTGGAATCCCCATTATTGAAGTTGATGTTAATGAAAAGCTGGCCTACAGAATAGCAGAAGAATATAGCACGCCAGAATTAGAAAGAAGCTACATAGAATTTATAAAGCAGCGTTTTTCAGAATATTTAAGAGGCAATATTTTGAGCAACCCCAATACAGTAGAGTACTTAGAAGAAGAAAATTCACAGTTGAAAAATCAAGTTGAAATCTTGACTGAGGCTCTTTCCAAAGCGGAGAGAGAATGCAGTGAGATGAGGGAGAAAAATACTGATTGTAAATCAGAACATTCTAAAAATAGCCTTTTGATTCTCCAACTAGAAGCAGCTAAAAACGATTTCGAGTCACAACTCTTAAAATTCCAGAACATGGGGATTTTCAAATACATATGGTACAGGCTGACAAGTAAATAAACTAAATGATGGAATCAAAGAAATTAAATAGAACAGACATCATAAGTGAAGTGTCCCACTTAGAGTTTCTTTCATATGGAACAGTACAGATTTTTGAAAAACGAGCGAATAAGCTTCGCACCTTAAGAGCGTGGCTAACATTTTTAGGAATAGTATTGCCAGTTACAATCGGTGGTGTATATTTATCATTTGGTCAAAGCGATGAATTAATGAAACTCATAGTTTTAATTGCCGGGATAATTGGTACATTCCAGCTAATATTATCAACTTGGGCTCTTGTAGCTGGTTGGGATTATACGTACGAATCAGCAATAAAATCAGTTCAGGGAAATACTGCTATCTACAATAAATGTAAACGCTTCGTAAGTTTAACCTCAGTCAGTGATAGTGATTTTCTGAATTCTTATAGCGAAATATTAAAAGAGGCAGAAAGTCAAGAGTTAGTGGATTTAACACAGCATATATCATCGGCCGAACGAAAGTTCGCCTACACCTCATCACTGAGATATTACAACCGTGCGTGTCATGCCTGCAATCAAAACCCAAATTCTCTCAATGTAAATCATAAGTGTACAAGCTGTGGTCAAAAGCCATTAAAGGATAAATCATGAGTCAGAGTGTAAATAATATCTTAGCCCTAATCGCCGCACTTTCTCCTATCGAAAAAGCAGAGTTAATGGGCAAACTGAGTGGTGGGAAACACACAGATCGGTCACATCCTATCAGGGAAAGCTTTGGTAGGGCACAAGGAAGCATAAACACTATTAACTTTGCACCAAGAACTGGCGGGCGCTGCCCTGTATGTGGCAAATAAACCAGTTAATAAATTCAGGCTTCTTATTCTCAAGCGATTTTCAAGACCTTCCCTGACAGGAACTGTCATCAGCTCACAGGTCAAAAGCAGCTTCTGGGGGCTGAAACCTAGGGGCGGTAGCTATTGCATTAGCTCCTACTACCCTTCTATTGGAACGACACGGACATGTTTATCCACTACTAAGAAGGAGCAACACTATGGGTGAATGGTCAGAGTATTTTGACGACTTCCCGGAAGAAAATCCGGCGAATTGGGTCAACGGACAGTTCAATCCCCAGTTGGCGCAAGAGATTCGTGATCATGAGGACAGATTGAGGGATGCCACCAACAGTGCTCGCTCAGAAATCAATGCTATCGTCATGAACGCATGGCTTAAAAAGAAAGAGGCTTCTTTTCTCCTGACCGAAGACTGCCCACAGTGCGGTCTTCATGAATTGAGTACCTACAAAATCAGCGACACTTTCTATCTCTGTGAATGCCAGGACTGTGGCATCCACGGTAAAGGTGAGACCCATTCTCTAGCGCTAAAGAGCACCTTTGATGCTATAGGCGATGGGCTTGACTGGAGAGATAACACAATTAATTTTGAGTAGTTATTAGGCGCTAAATGGCTAATTGTGAACAGCCCCTCTTCAAGACTGGGGGGGTAATAACATGGGAATTTAAATGGATACCAAAGATATACCACTTGGTGGCCTTGATAAAGCAATGAGTGCTCGCTGGGCATTGGTTTTTCTTGCATCAATAGCGTTTGTTGATAGCTACTTAATTCTAAGCTACGATACTAATATTAGCTCAGTAGACTTTACATGGATTAAGGCTCACCTTGATTTTTCTGATGCGCTCAACTTCATTGCACTTTTTACAGTCACATTTGGATTGCTTATTCCTGGATTAGCTTTTGTTGGAAAAATCATGCTTGGCGTGGTAATAGACATGCTGATAAATAAATTTAGAAATCGATCGTTGTCAATTCACGAATGGCACAGGTCTAAAGACAATATCGATCACATTAACTATATAGAGAAAAATGCACTTCGAGAATGGGCCATAAAAACTTCAAATAGTCCTGCCTATAAGGATTATGAGAATTTCGAAGCGAACGTTAAAGAAATGGCGTTTATCAGCTTTATGTGTCAGTCCTTTATTTTCCTATCTCTGTTTGGTTGGCTGATGTCAGGTGACTCGAACCCTATACTGTTAGAGGTAATAACTTCCAAAATTGAGGCTCAAATCTGGTATATAAAATGGCCATTAAAGTTAATATTTTTTGGTTTCTGTCTTTTCTACGTAGGAATGGCCTTCCGAGATGATGAAGTATATAGAGATTATATCCCATTAAAGGGGCATGGAATGTCAGATCAAAATAAAAATGATATTTATTATTATAAAAGAAATATTAAAGGCGGATAGATATATATCTCGGCGTAACGTTGGGTGTCATGGGAGAACATGTGATGAACTTATCTTGAGAAATAGCACAATCAATGTATTAGCATGAAACCATCAGCGTCAAAGCTACAGCTGTAGCCTATGGCTACAAATTGATAGCGATAGCAATTCTGGCCTCCAACCCCTCTTCTCTAACTCCCTTATAAGAATGGTGCCCCCCCAAATGGCTACTTTGAACGAAAAGCCGGTACGCATGCTTATGCGCGACATGACTGCGTCTATGGGCCTCAAACCAGGCCAGCCTTTTACACGTGAGCAAGCAATCCAATGGTTCAAAGAACACTATCCGAACGTAAAGCAAGGCACCGTAGCAGCCCATCTAATCAGGCAATCCGTCAACGTACCCACTCGTTTGCAGTACAGCCCGAGAACTGACGGTACAGACGATCTATTCTTCAAAATCGACACCTCGAATTATCGCCTGTACGAACCTGGCAGAGACCCAACGCCAATCACCCTTCTCACCCCTGTTGTCGATGAATCCCCCGTGGACACACCGCTCGAGGGCTCCAGTGAGTTTGCCTACGAGCATGACCTGAGGGACTACTTAGCCAAGAATCTGCACATCATTGAACCCTCGCTAAAGCTCTATATGGACGAAGGGATCACTGGTGTGGAGTTCCCTGTGGGCGGCCGCTTCATCGACTTGCTGGCTGTTGATAGCTCTGGCAACTATGTTGTTATCGAGCTCAAGGTGTCTAAGGGCTATGACCGCGTTGTTGGCCAGCTCTTGAGATACATCAGTTGGATCAAGAAGAACCATGCTGAGCCGGGGCAGACAGTACGTGGGATAATCATTGCAAAGCAGATCAGTGAAGACCTCAAGCTTGCCTGTTCAGAGGTCCCCTCTGTATCTCTCTATGAGTATGTGTTGTCAGTTGCTGTCACGAAGGTATCGTGATCGTACCAAGAGCTTCAGAGCAGCGCCCTAGCGTGTGCTTGCGCTTCATACTCTGAGTGGGTGCTTCTCTCCCGCTCTACCCTCCCCCGCAGCCCTCCCTGCAGATCTATGATCCCCTCCTGATTCGTTACTCATTCAGTTCCACATAAGGAACCATATGAGATACTATTCGAATAAGGTACCCAAGCTCCATGCAAGGCCTACCCATGACAAGGAATGGTCAGCGGATCACAGGTCAAAAGCAGCAATCTAGGGATTGGGACTTAGGGAGAGTAGCCAATTGATAATTTTAGCAAACAGCTTTTCATGAAAATATAGAGATTTAAAGATGCTAAATAAAGACATACAAAAATCTACTGAATACCAACAAAACAACTATCACACTCAATTCAATTATCACTTTACCGAACATCAGAAACTTAATGAGTCGGGTGATACAGAAGCATTAAAAAGTCTCTTTAAAATAGCACTAGAAACAAGAAACTTTGAAATAATGCAACTTGTACAACGCAACAATTTCTTCATGATATTTCAAGGTGTTGCTTTTGCAGGTCTTGCTCAGTCATCTCATACTGTACCCGTTGTTAGCTTTATGCTTTGTTTGGCAGGATTGCTTGTATCAATTTATCAAACAGGAATGGCAAGTGGTGCAAAATTCTGGCAAGAATATTGGGAGGCCGCACTGTCAAAAATTGAAAGAAACATGTTAAAATACATAAGTGATTCTGAAAAAGAAAGAAAGCTATTACTTTCCCTCTTCCATAACGACCAAGATTCATATAATAGCATGGTGAGAAATGGTTTAAGATGCAAAGGAAATTCCTTTACTGGAAAACTAATAATGAGGCGTTTTTCCGTTAGTAAGATACCAATCCTAGTAGGTGTTTCATTATCTATCATTTGGCTATTGTTACTTTTATGTACACTGAGAGCATATCCTCCACTAGGCATACCATCTTTTATAATAGGGCTTTAAACTTCAGGAGTGAAAATGATTGATCCAAAAGCATTACCTTTCTTACCGGTCAGCGCGGGGAACCACCTAATCCACACCGATTCAAAAAGTACTAAGCGTAAGGGAATGGATAATGATGATGACTACTATGATGAAGTGACAGCTGATGGTAAAGTAGTGGCCAGATATCACACATGGCATCATTTAAATATTTATCCTCCACAGAGAGTAAACCAAGGATGGATAAAATATGACCTCGATAATAATAAGGTTGATTCTGGCTCAAGGTCATAAGCTTTAATTATAATATCCCAACACCGGCCTTAGGCCGGTGTCTCCCCTTGAACCGCGCCTTTAGGATTTCCCCCGCATCTTCCCTGAGCCCTAATGTTCCTAGTCCCCGTCGCTCCCTGGCGCGACTTCTTAGCCAGCACCTGCTGCAGTTCCATGGCCACTGTGCTGGCTGGCACGGCTCGCTCCCACCGTAACACCCGAACCTCAGCCTCCATTTCACATACTCGCAGAGACACCTAGCGACCAACTTGGGCAGATGGGAAGCTGGACTTCGCAGCAGGATGACAGCCCGTACCTCTCACGGTCACGCGAACTACCGATCGTTCACTTCCCCGCTTTACTCAACGATGCTCCATCATAATCTGTGATGCTCTCCATATTTTCAACTGACTCAACTTCAAAAAAAGCCCCAATTGAGGCACAATAACTATTCGTTAATTAACTACTTTAAGGAGTCTCTAAAGTGAGTTCTAACCATAAATGTGGCGATTGTAAATCCTATGACAATAGGGGTCATAATTATTGCCGTATGTGTGGCACCAACCTTAGGAAAGGAATGACGAGAAATACAAGGGTGGCTGAAGGTTATAATACAAGTGAAAAATACTGTGGCTATTGCGGTGATAGCAGACATAAATGTAACTGTCGCTAAAACAAAACAGAAATTGACAAACACCTGTTCAGCATAAGAAGGTACCGACCTCAGGCCGGTGCCCTCCCCCTCCTAAACAACGCCTTGAGGCTTTCCACACCGCGTAAGCCGGTTTTCTGGTAATACTCCGGGCTATGCTGTATCTGTTCCCGAGTCGGCAACCCCTTACGCACCTCAGCCCCAAGATTCTCACCGGCAACGACCCGGCGCAGCAGTTGGACGTACGCCTGCTCAAACACCGGCCGGTAAGCATCCAGACTGAGCGTCTGCCGCTCCCAGCTCGTGGCCTTGGCTGCCAACTCAACCGCTGGATGGGTAAACCGGCGGGTACGCACCTCGACCAGCGCGGTATCCAATGTCGGCAACCCCAACGATTCGGGAGTGACCTGGCACCACTGGATGAACTCGCCTGTCGAAGGGATCCAGGGGTGGGGCTTGCTACGGGCAACCCGCATACCGCGCTGCAGCTGTTCACGACTGGTGCATCCTGCATCGACCAGTGCGCGCGTCCACTCTGCAAGAGCGCTGCGCTGCAGCTCCTCGGTTGGGTAGGCCCGTTGCCATGCGGGGAATACCGCCTTGAGCTGCTCCAGTAGCCGTGACACGGTCTTGGTATCATGTTCGGTCAGGGGCTGCATTTGCTGGCGAACCGGTACCTCAACCACTGCATCGCAGGCGATGTCGTTCAGCACTGTGCTCAACGGTTTCATGCTCATCAAAATCCCTCCTGGAGCCGGCGATTCAGCTCATCAGCCGTCATGGTCTGAGTCAGGTCGGTATGGCCACCCCGAGGTGCATATCCTGCCAGGCCGTTCTGCCCTCCCCTGTCCTGGCACTTGGCCAGCCACAAGTTGATAAACCGGGTGATCCCCGTCTTGGTCTTGCGCTTGGTTGGGTTGGCCAGCAGCCAGCCGCACATGGCTCGGAGCTCCTGAGCCACGTTCACCGCGGGATACAGCGACTGCATCTGGCTCGCAAACGCCTCGGTCACCGGATACTGGGCCCCAGTGTTTAAAGTCAGCTCGATGGCAACAGGCTCGTCAGGGATTGCAGGCAAACTCGAGGGGAGTTGAGGCGTCGCTTGAGGTGAACCACCAACCAACTCGATCACCTCCGGCGTGGAGTCCGCGACAGCGGGCTCAGCGCAAGTGTTTTGGTGTTTTGTCTTTCTTGTCTTTTGGATAGTGTCTTTTGTGTGTCCCTGTTTTGGTGACACCCTTGTCACGGTTTTGGTGACACTTTTTGTCACCGTTTTGGTGACAGTGTTACTGTTTTGGTGACACTGTGTTTTCCATTCAGAAATGACCTTGTTGAGTCCAATTTCTCGGCCCTGCATCACCAGAACCCCCATGGTGATCAATTCATTTTTAGCCTTGTTCACTTTCTGACGCGGCAGCCCCGTTAACTCACCCAGCTGACTATCACAGATCCGGTCACGAGACTTGTTGAAGCCATATGTCTTCCTGGCAATCGCATGGGCTACCTTCGCCTGATTACGCGTCAGATCTGCACCAATCAATGCTTCATACAGCTCGTTCGCTATACGGGTATACCCATCATCAAGGTCAGCCACACGAACCTCCTGTGGTACGCACTGAGGGCGCCGTTCTGGAAATTTCAATACGGTATTCATGCTGCAACCTTCCCTTTCTTCTTATCTTCTCTCGCCTGCTGGCGCTGTTTTTTCTGGACCAGCTTGGCCATACGCTTGGCGACCCGCAGACACTCCGAGAACACGGCTCCCTTCCGGAAGGCTGGTGTCTTCTCGTAGTGGCTAACTGCCTCTTTACAGGCCAGGCGGGTTGCATCATTGGAAAAACCATCAGCGAGTAGGAGCCGACGCACATTCTGCTCGATGAACTCCTTAGGATGCATGGAGCACCTCCTGCTCGGCGTAGGCACAAGCCGAGCACGCAAAGGCGTGGTCATCGGTACCAGATAGCAGCTCGCTGCCGCACGGAGTGCAGTGGACGAGATAATGCGGGAATGAGTTGGCCCCATGGGCCACGGTTGATTTGGTCATTGGATAGGTCCTGGTTTAAAGCCCGGTGGTTAGGCGGGCCTGGATAAATTAGGCGCTAAGCTACTTCTCGACTCGTTCAAGGGTGCGGGCTTCAAGCTCGCGTGCTAGGCGAAGGGCTTGGCGGTCAGTGCCGGCGGCATGGGCGGTCGAAATCAGCGGCTCATCTAGGGCTAGAGCCAGCTCATGCATGACCGATTTCAGGATGATGTTGTCCCGATCGCTGACATGCTGGGAAGCCGGGCGCGGCGGGCGGAGATGAGTGGTCATGGGTTACCTCCCGAGGACGAAGTTAATGAGTTTTTGCAGGGGACGCAGCGGGCGCTCCTCGTTGTAGGCGGCCTCGTCTTCCGGGCTGAACTGGAGCAGGCCGCGCTCGGGAAGGCCGGAGCCGTCCAGGATCTCCTCGACGGTCACTGGCGGATATCCCTGGCTGAGCAAGCTCCGGTTGGCCCGTTTGACGGCCCTCGCCAGGATTTGCGGCTCATGTTGAGATATGGCCTTGAGCAGGATCAGCAGCGAGGTGCGGGCAAATGCGGTTTCGGTCATGCCGAACTCTGCACTGACCTCCCTCCACATATGGCGCTGGGCAGGTGTAGCACGTGTCTTTAAAGGAGATAACGTGTCGAGTTTTTCGTGATCGGGGAGCGATATTCTTCCCATGGAGTTGGTCCTCTGTGTTGAGTGGGAAAGCGGGCCGGTGGTTAGGCGGCCTGCTGGGAATCCTGCTGAGCAGGGCGATAGTCTTCCAAACCGAAGTCCAGCTTGCCGCCGGTCTTGAAGTGGATGCGGGTTGCAAACTGCTCCGGGATGACCTCAGGCCATTCGGACACGGTGCTTTTGCCTGCACCAAGCGCCCGGGCCAGTGCGTTATTGCCTCCAAAGAAATTGATGGCGTCCTGTTTTTTCATTGGTCAGGGTCCTTTAGTTGCTCTCTCTAGTGATGGACCTCATTTTGGTTCGCTTTTGCGAACGTGTCAATCATCGGCATTCCGCACATGTAATAGGTGAAAATACATTTGTGTTTTAATTCGCGAACGGGATCGACATGACCTCTTTTAGAGATCGACTGGAATACATGATGAAAGAACGTGGCTACAAGCAGGCTGACCTTGTTCGCAAGTCCGGGATCAGCAAGGCCGTGATCTCTGTCCTGCTGTCGGATCCGTTGAAAGACCTGCGAGTAAGTAGCCTGCTCTCCATTGCCAAGGCTCTTGGCTGTGACCCGTTGTGGCTTTACACAGGAAAGGAAAGTGGAACCTATGTAACCGACACAAATCTCGGAAAGGTTCCTGTCTGGGAGTTGCAAGACCTTAGTAAACACCCAACTGACGCCCTATCAACCTTGGATAGCGGGCGTCATGTCTTCAGTGATGCTGATGGACAGCTGATCGGTATCATCGCAAATGATGACAATCTGGCAGGCTCAGGGATCAAAGGTGGGGATATCTGCATCATTGACCTAGCGGATAGGACCCCTCGTCAGAACGATATAGTCCTGGTTCGATTAGCCAGCAACAAGCAGGAACGTCTACTTAAAGCCCTTGATGGGCTGTCAGGTATTAACCTGGTTACTGACGATCCAAGGCTCGGCGTGATCCCCATCAAAGATGCATTAGTCTATGGCCGGATGGTCGAACTCCGTAGAGACCTGAAAGAATAGCTAATACTAAGCTCCTCGCTAGCCCGCCATGTGCGGGCTTTTTTCTACCTTCACAAAAAAGTTCGCAAAAACGAACAAATTGAGTTGACGCGAATGTTCTCGAATATTAACCTTCGTTTTGTTCGGTAAAACAATCGAATCGCTCAGGTAGGAGCGTAAATGAAAACCAGACCAGAGGACCAACTCATGAAAGTGAATGACCATGTGCAGTACACCAACCCCCGTACTCGCATCACCGTGCCGGCGGTGATCATCGACATCACCGATCTCGGCAAACGCCGCGGGGGCGGCCTGTTCTACACCGTCAAGACCGAGGCGGGTAAGGAACACCGGGCACGTGCTGCAAGCCTGCAGGCGGCCGCGTAACGAGTTGCTCCCGTCGAGCGCGGGAGCACTCAACCGCATGAGCATTGGCTCAGTGTTCAACCGGTTGAGAAGCATCATCGACAACCAGCAACAGGACCCAGCCCCTAACCAGGGCAGAAGAAAAGCGCCTGACCAGCGCGTAAGAACGACAAAGCCCGCACAAGGCGGGCTTCGAAGGACTGGGGTACCACCCCAATCAGATGTCACCAGGGGACCAACCCCAGCGACAGGACCCATCCAGCCAAAAAGCTAGGAAGGGAGTTAACGAGGACCAACTCGTCAACAGGAGCAAATGTACCATGACCAAGCACATTTTTTCCAGGGCCGCCCAAAGTGCAGATCAGATTATTGCCACTATCGCCGACCACATAAGCGGCAACAAAGCTCGCAGAGCACGCCTCCACCGTCGAGTCATCGAGATTGCAGACGACATCCGCCGCCAGAAACTTGCAGAAAAGCGAGCCATCGCCAATCTGCGCCTTGGCCGCATCCCACAAGGCCACCGCCTGATGTTGAACCTGACGGCACAGAACCACCGCAACGCCGTCTGATTCAGCGACGGCCGGACTTCAATTTCGCAACAAAAGGAGCCAGGCGTGAATACCGCTCTGCATAGCCACCGAAATCATCAGGGTCATGGAAATACCAGGCGCCATCTTTCCAGACGACCTCCACATTTCCTGGCTTTTTAGGGTTCTTTACGACTTCACAATCATAGGGGGACGTTCCGGTGGCAAAGACAGAGCAAACAACACAATCGATCGAGCCAGGCATGACGGTGATCCAGTCACCAGGGACAACTGAAGGACGTTCTTTCATCGCATTTTACACTCCCAAGCAGCGCGTATTCATGGGCCTGAATGCAGTGATACACAAAATCGAAGGTGCTTCAGACCTAAATGAGATCAGACCAACATTACTAAACCGTCTGGAAAAAATTGCATCTTGGGAAGGCGAGCTTTGTAACGTAGATCCCGAAGAAAATGAACTTGAACAGCAATACCCCATCCCAGGTGCAGCCTACACGTAGGTCTCACTCACAGAAATAGGGTCTGGCGCTTCCCTGATAGCGCCGTAGCCAAAGCCTCTTTCTCAAGCACCGCAAGGATGCTTTGGCTTCGCTCACGCCAAATTCGGCTGGGCTCGCTCTTTAACAACCTGGAATGGGCAGTCACCGCTCCTAATCTGCTGGCCCGGCGGATCCCCGCTCACTCGTCAATGCGGAATGTGGGGTTGAAAGGTGACAAGGTGTCCCCTGAACCACTCAGGAGACATCCCAGAACATTCCCTGGAGTGCTCTGGGATGTCAGAAAGAAGAAGCGCCTGCAAAAGCAGGCGCGTCGTAACTACACGTTAATCGACATACTCGCAGTTACAGCTGCTGTAGTCCAAATTCTTACCCGTGTATACGTGGCATGATTTCTCATGCGTATTGTTTTTATAGAGCCGCACCGTCAGGTGGGTCTTTTTATCTGTCGGGGTCTCATGAGGTCCAGCGACAACCATCGCACCAGACTTGTCTCCGGCCATGTTGCTGTAAGCCGCAACGGTCTTGCACTGCATGACCACGTTCGCTGCAACTTTCTTGCTCATTGGTTTGGTAGCTGGTGCGCTCCAGTTTGGAGAAAAGTCCAAATATGCGGCCAACGCACTTTGAGAACACACCAACAGCATGGCAGTGACGACTGCAGAGATAATTGATTTCATCCTTAAAGACCTCATTGTTTGCTGCGGTGAATACCGCTCGAGAAAACTAGCTGAAGTAAATCCGCCCCTCTACTGACACATATACCAGTAGAGACATCTTAGCTTTGACACTACCCCGTTCAACCAGGTGAGAAACAACAAGATAGAACCACTCACCATCTCTCACCTTTGGTAATCCTGGTCTCAAAATTCCGTTTTATATCCCTTAGCAACTAAGGGGTAATTTTCCCAAGCCATTCCCTCCAACAGTATTTGTAAACCAACCGAGGACCTGACCATGAAGCAACTGACCGAAGCCCAGGTCATGGGCTTTTGCGGCTCAATGCCACCTCGAACGGAGCAACGTTACAACATCAACGTTGAACCAAGTGCCGAGGAACGCCGGATTGCCCGTCAATACACCGCCACCCGCCGCGCTATCGAGGAGTACCACGAACAGCGTGCCCTGCGGCTTGAAATGGAGATCTAGCCATGTCCCACGAAACCACCCTGCTCGCCCTACTTGAGAGCCAGGAGGCCGAGGCCAAAGCTAAGGCCGAGTGGATTGCCGAGTGGAGCGAAGAGAACCTCCCACTGCTACTGGCCGGCCAGCTCGATACCGACGCAGCCACCCTGCTCGCCGAGGTTGATGCTGAGCGGGCAACACAACTTAACCAAGCCATCTACCTGCTGATGGTGTCCGGAGACAAGGTACCACTCACCCTACAGATCCAGCAGGTTCTGGACGCAGGGCTGAATGCCCTCGCCCAAGAGGCTTGGCGCGACCATCTGGCCGCCCTGCACGACATCATGAGTGACGAACAGTGGGAACTGTACCAACAGAGGAGCGCAGCATGACCTCCATCTCCGACATCGCTGCCGCGTACCCACTTGGTCGGGTATTCGGCCTCTCTAACGAGGAATACCACGCAGGCCCCGGGGTCAGCAAAAGCCAGCTCGACCAGATAGCTGAGAGCCCGGCCACCTACATCTGGGCCAAGAACGCACCACTCGACCAGCAAAAACTCAAGGCCTTCGACATGGGCAGCGCCATCCATTGCCTGCTGCTCGAGCCGGAAGAGTTCGAAAACCGATTCATCATTGCGCCGCCGTTCAACCGCCGCACCAACGCAGGCAAAGCAGAAGAGGCCGAGTTCCTAGCCAACTGCGCCGAGCTGGGCAAGACAGTGATGGATGCCGAAGAGGGCCGCAAGTTGCACCTGATACGCGAAAGCGTGATGGCTCACCCCGATGCCCGCTGGTTGCTGGAGCAGGAGGGACACAGCGAAGCCTCCTTCTACTGGATTGACCAGCAGACCCAGGAGCTGTGCCGCGTGCGACCAGACCGCCACCTGAGCAATCACCCCATCATGATCGATGTGAAGTCGGTGGACGACATGGGGCGATTCGAGCGCCATGTTGAGGAGTTCCGCTACCACGTACAAGACGCCATGTATTCCGAAGGGTTCAACCAAGTGATGGGAGAACAGCCGGAATTCGTCTTTCTTGTTGTCAGCACCAGCGTGAACTGTGGCCGTTATCCGGTGCGGGTACGCCCCCTGACGGACGACTGGAAGGATGCGGGCAAGGACTTGTTTCGCCGCGACCTTCATCGCTTTCACGACTGCCGGGTCAACAACGACTGGCACGACTTCAAACCCCTACTCCGTCCAGTATGGGCGGCAAGGAAAGCAGCATGAACCAACCCGTTTCAAACCCATTTGGCGTAACAACTCAGCGCCAAGAGCAGGGACTGGTAGCCGTAGAACAGCAGCGCGCTATCCAAGAGGTGCAAGCCGCTATGGTGATCGCCAAGAAATTCCCCCGCAACCCAGTCGAGGCCACGGACCGCATACTGCAAGCCTGTTCTCGCCCTACCCTAGCCGAAGGGGCTCTCTATAGCTACAACAGGGGTGGCTCAGACGTAACCGGGCCAAGCATCAGGCTAGCAGAAGCTCTAGCGCAAGCATGGGGGAACATGCAGTTTGGCATTCGCGAACTAGAACAACGCAAGGGAGAGTCAATCGTTGAGGCGTTCGCCTGGGATGTGGAGACCAACACCAAACAGTTGAAAATCTTCACCGTGCCTCATGTTCGGCACACCAGGAACGGCCAAAAGCGCTTAGAAGATCCGCGAGATATCTACGAACTGGTGGCAAACAATGGAGCTCGCCGACTCCGCGCCTGCATTCTCGGGGTGATCCCAGGTGATGTAATAGAGGCAGCTCAGCGTCAATGTGAAGTAACACTGAACACTCACGCCGACACAAGTCCTGAATCCATCAAGCGCATGCTGGATATTTTCAATGCCGAATTCGGCGTCACCTCGGAGCAGGTCCAAGCCTATCTTGGTCGCAGGGCTGATGCCATGCTACCCGCTCAATACGTCCAGATGCGAAAGATATACGCCTCTCTGAGGGATGGAATGAGCAAGCCAGGCGACTGGTTCAAATCAAGTGATGACGATAGTCAACCAGGAAAAAGCCGTGCTCTGGATGCCATGCGCGGGCAAAACAACCCACCTGTCACTATGGAACACAAACCAGAATCAGATGCAGTGACCGAGTCTGACGTCCCCACCCAAGTTGACCACTCTAACGCCTACGCCGACCACTGCGCCGCCATTGAGGGGGCCAGCAATACTGCTGAGTGGCAACAGGCCTACACAGACGCCTGGGCATGGGCTAACGAAACCGGCAACGACAACATCATCACCGGTATACAGCAGGTCGCCGGTGAGCGAAAGAAGCAACTCAATGCCGAACGCAGCACCCAGCAATAACCCTTCAGGCCCGTCTACGGCGGGCCAGTTCACAACCTAGAAGGGACAAGTAATCACGGCCCTTCCTTCAACTCAACCGGCGCCCCATCCTCTGGAGCAGGAGGGCCACGCCATGCAACAACTTACACTGACCATCGATCAGGACAACATATTACTCAACGACCTGATCAACACGGTGTGCTCCCCCACCCTTTCCCGTTCGGCCAAGCTCGCCGAGATCAGCCGCATTCTGGCGCACTTCGACCTACCCATCGAAGCGCCCCGGGTTGCCGGCCAGCTCTGGAGCGCTACTGAGCTGGGTAAGGAGCTAGGGGTCAGCGCCCAGGCCATTGGCCGGCTAGCAAACCAGCACAACCTGAAAACTACTGAGATGGGAGAGTACCGCCTTGACCAAGCTGCCCACTCACACAAGCAAGTGCAAACCTTCTACTACAACCATCGTGGGCGTCACCGGCTCACGGAACTACTGCTAACGAGGACCAACGATGCAAGCCCAAGAATTGTTGAAACAACTAGCAGATCACCTGGAATACGGACAACGAATGGGTGATGAACTAAACCGATTGAAAGACGAGCTAGACCAAATCAAACACGAACTATCGGAGCTTAAGCAAGGTGAGACAGACGAGGGATGGATGGCACTAAAGCAAGCAGCCGCAAGGATCGGGATCTCAACCGATGCATTGGCTCAGCGATTCCGGCGAGGGATCTACCCGGAGGGTGTGGTTTGGTGCAAAGAAGGCAACCCTGACAATCCAAAGTGCCGGTATCTCGTACACCTGGCATCCCTCCGAAAACACATGAGCACCCAGGTAAACTAAGCCATGGCAATATCTCAGAAAATTCAAAAAATGCTGGACTCATCACCCGGAGTCCACATTCATGGTGGCCGGCTTCGCCTGGCCTTCAAATTACCGGGCAAAAAAAACCTCTGCCGTAAATCACTCGGTTTGCTCCCAACAGAGGCGAATATTCTCTATGCCTCGAACAAGCTCGCAGCCATCAAGATCGACGTCCAATGTGGGTTCTACAGCACGAACGAATCAGCATTTTGGGTCAAGCACTTTCCAGAATCACTGCCGGTTACCGAGCCGATCAAGCAGTTCACCCTACAAGACTATTTTCGCATCTACCGTGATAGCCGACAGATGGATTTATCCTACTCATCACTGCAAAAGATAAGGAGTGCGGAAAGATTCGTGGCCGAGGCCCGTATTTTGAAAAATGACATTGCGACCATTACTCACCGAGATTTGGAGCGCCTTCGGAACGACGCCTTACAGACAAGAAAGGTCGGCACAGTACAAGAATATTTCCGGGTCATACGTGCAGTCTTTGAAGAGGCGCTGAAAGATGAGGTGATCGACGAATCCCCCTTCATGCGACTACGCCGCCTGCGGCAAAGTGACGAAGCGCCAAAGCTGCGAGTTGAACCGTTTTCACGAGAGGAACTTTCACGCCTGCTGGCCGTTACCAATATCGAAAACCACCGCTTGATGATCGAGTTCCTCTTCTGGACGGGGATGCGGCCGGGCGAGATGAAAGCCCTTGCTTGGGAAGACATCGACATGACTGAGGGCTTGATCAAGGTACGATACAACATCAACCGCCTGGGACATCTCAAACCACCCAAAACGCTCGCGGGATACAGAACTATCGAACTATTACCGCCAGCAATGGCTGTGCTAAAACGCCAGCGCGAGTTGACCTTCATGCTGCCGGCCAGGGCTGAAATCCTATACATGCGCCATAACAAACAACGAGAGGAAATGCGAAGGAGAGTGTTTTTAGGGAGGGAGAATATGCCTTACGTAAGGCCTGAGCTATTTACTGCCCCAGGGTACTGGGCAGGCCTGCTAAGAAAAGCGCGGCTGACACATCGAGAACCGTATCAGCTGCGCCACAGCTATGCCTCATTACTCCTGATGGCGGGAGCACACCCAGCCTATCTGGCCAAGCAACTTGGACACAAAGACTGGGGGATGATCCGTACCATCTATGCCCAGTGGGTCAGCAACGACAATCCGGATTACCGGAGCGAGTTGGCGGAAAAACTGGGGCAAGATGACCCATATACGACCCAAAGGCAAAACAATAAAGCATAA